GCACAGGTACCTTTACATATTCTCCAGAATCTAACACTCTGGGTTTCATTATGTTTTTTACATGACTTATCACACTAGTGTCTATATCTTTGAGAGTAACACTATGGCCCTTACCAAAATTATTTCCTGGATTGACTGACGTTCTTTCATTACCTGTGGCATTTGTCTTGAATGACTTTTGACTGGCTCTATTTATAGTCTGTCTGTTGGTAGATTGTTTGTTAGTTATTGGTTTAATTGCCACTTTTGTTCCTCAACGCTCTAAGTTGCTGAGCCTTTGTCTTAACTGTTCCTATTTGAGTTTCAGACTTCACTGCATCTTTATCCAACTTTCCTATAGATATTGCTCTCTTAATATCAACCTCTATTGGTAAGTTCTGTTGGGATTGTATTGATTGTTTTCCCACAGACAATTTACCAGCTATCATATTGGCTAATTCAGACACATCTATATTATCTCTTGGAGGTTGATCTCCATAAATATTTTCTATTGGCTCTTCTACAATTGGTCGTGAAATAGTTTTAGTTCTTGTATTACTAATTATTAATCTACTACTCAAAGGTAAAACTGCCATGCTATCTTGGTCTCTCTTCAATCTGTAAATTAGAAAGTCTTGATCGATTAGCTATTACTTTTATCATATGCTTGAAAGCTTGATGACCTCCTATCAATTGAGGTTCAGTTACTGAATTGATTTCCCAATAAAAATCATTCCAATCACACACATCTCCAACTTCAGGTGCAAAACCTGCCTCTGCTAGTGTATTTCTATGAAAGTACAATTCCACGTTTGTATCCAAATCAGGTCCTGCTTCCAATTGTTGGAATACTGGCTCTTCCCAGGATATTAAACAATTCACTCTAAATCCAGTTTGATAATATTTAGTTCCAGCTTCACCGTATATGTTAGCTTTTGTATCATCCAAAGAAATCTTGTATATATCAACATACTGACCAAGTATATCATCAATGAGTTCTTCGTTGAGAGCATCAAATAATTCAACTTCTTTTTGAGGTATAAAAAATGGAGAAAATGCTGCCATGATCTATCCTATAAATATCTCTAATGGACCTCTACTGAGTACAGTTTGATTGGCTTGGGCCACTTCAGCTTCTCTTTGAGCCTTTTCGGATAGAGATACACTATCTAAAAATTCTTTTAATTCTGTTAGCATTTGGTCTTTTTCTTCTCTACCTTCAGCCTTGAGGGAATCACCATCTAAAGATACTTCACCTCCTGGTAGCGGTAAAGATGCATATTTACTTCGTATTATTCCTAATAACTCTTTTGATAGAGCCAGACAATACTTACGAATCCACTGTCTACCCGATGAATTTATTTCTTTATATGGTAAAAACTTATAAGGTGCATTACTTGGATCTGATGTTGTGCCTTGTGTAAATGAATTACTTGTAGATCTTACATCATCTCGAACATAATATTCAAACCATACTTTGTCACCGGTATCTGTGCTGGTTGGTCTTGGAAAAATTTTTAATTTATTATTAACTATATTGAATGAGTAAGCTGATTTTCTAATTTTATCGTTAGTTTCTATTGCCATAGCTCGTGCTATGTCATAACTAACTGGTCTCATAACATACTGAGCTGCAGGAGCTGCATTACCCATCCCAAACGAATCTAACATATTTCTCTGCTCAAATGACCCTGCAAATGGATCATAAAAACGTGTTATAGCAGCTGGTCCTTGATTGTATACCATTTGAACTTCAAGTCTTTTATTACTCTCAGAAGCCTCTGCCCATGTTTGTAAATCATACTCTTGTTTGCCTGATATTAAGTCTACAGAACCACTCTTGAGATCTGTATCTCCACCAACACCAGCATATGTTCCATAAGCCTCACTGAGTACAATAGATGTTCCTAATCCCGGTGATACTGGTTCGTTACTGCCTGTTTGAGAGTATACGGAACCGCTTTGTTTATTGGAAGATCCATAATGATCCCATAACCAGTTCTTCATATTATAATTGTTAATGTGAAGAGAATATTCTGAAATGGCTTCTTCAAAGCATGCAAATATACTTCCACTGAATATTTCCAATTGCAATACAGGATGTCCCAGTCTTCTAGCCACCCACTTGGTAACAGTTAAGCTGTCATCTTGAAACGTTTGATCATTATCATAGATTGAGTATGGTGTACTTCCACTAGCATTATTGGTGGGGTCTTCATATATGTAATTAAATTTGCTCATGATTGTTATCTATAAATATACTGTTGTAAACAAAAAAGGAGATATATTGACTATCCCTTTTTAGTGATTAATAGAAAAGGCCCCTGTCCTTAGCTTTAGCTAGCCACTCTATAGAATTCATAATGGACCTGGCTTCTTCTAATGTGTAGACCCCTTTGTCTTGTGCTATTCTGCAGCCTGCTATCAGTGTTTTTATATACCCATCCATCCGCACATCTTCTTCTTTATTTTTAACTGTGGAATGTCCTACAGTAACGTCTTTCCATTTGTGCTTGTTTAAAATTGGACCTACATCTCGTACACCAAATGAAAATCTATTATTTTTAGTATAGCAACAATGCCACAGCGGCTTGCTGAAGTCTCCGAGTACAAAATGATTTAAACTCCATCCCTTTGGCTCCCACTTAGTCACCATTTCTTCTGTTTTGGGATCTATGTATCTAAAGAATGAACTATCTTCATTGGTATTATATACTAAATACCATCTATCTCCAGGATTATCAGAGTTAGTGTGCCACCCCATGAACCCATCATGACCTTTATATTTTTTATAATGCAATGGTCTATTGGATAAGCTCAAAGTGGTACTGTCATTTACTACATTTAGTACATTAACGACTTGAAGTAAAGTATCTCGAACTGAAATAGTCGATTTGGTATTGCGGTCAATTGATTCAATTGAATTAAAATCATCAAATTGAAATACATTTGAGTCATCTTCGGGTGTATACTTGCTTTTTTTTTCTTTTATTGCTTTGTATGTATTATAACTACATCTCTCGAGAGTACCAGATTGAAAATTAAGTGGTGTATTTTCCCACTTGGCTAGAAAATCACCGGTGAGAATGCCATCTAGAACCGGTTCGATAAAATCTGTATATAAATTATCCACCAAGCCAAGCATATTATGCTCTGGTAGGTAATTTTCATTTATTTTTGTTTGAGTAAACATATATAACCTCTATTAATTAATCTTATATATAAAACAAAAAGGGTGAAATAAATCCACCCTTCAAGTTATGTTTAAACGGTTGAATGTTTAATTACTAAACGGCACTTGTTGCAAATGTTCCATTTAATGCACCAGAACCAAGTTCAGATGCTTTGAAAGAAAGTCTCCAAAATCCATCTACTTCACAATAAAATGCTAATTCAGCACCTATATTGGTTTGGTTGTTGGTTGCAGTTGGTACAATTGTCAACGTATTATGTGTTGCTGCAATTGTTATTATTGCTCCACCATGAGTCGCGACTGTCTGTGTAAAATCAGTACCAAAAATTCTACGACTTCCTGGTTGTGCATCACCAAAGTTAGTAACATCTGTATTTAGCGTTTGAGCTGCAAAGAAGTCTCCAGATTTTGTAGTCCATGTACCAGCATTATTTCCACCATCATATTGACCAGTGAATCTGTATACTGTTAGTGAACCAACTTGAGCTTCCGGTAATACAATTGCATTAGTAGCATCACCTAACGCTGCTACTTGATGAAAAGTATTGTCTGCCATAGTAAAGCCACTATCTGCATTTGCATCAGTTTTAGTAGATAGTGAAAGCCCACTATAATCACCTGTTGCAAATCTAATGTAATTTGATTTTATCGCGTCACACGTTAGTGTTGCTGTGTAAGTATTATCATTATTCAATACAGCAGATGCGGCAACTCTATCCCGGTTATCAAGATTGTAGTCCAACCCCTCAAAGCTTATTTTCTCTTTTATAGCCATTTTATTTCTCCAATTTAAGAGTGGGGGTCTGTTGGGACCCCCACCCAGCTAGTTTTCTTTGTTAAGGTTTACAGCTGATCTAATGAATCAACGTAGATCTTACCATAGAACTCAGGTCTAATCATCTTCTTAGCGTATCTAGTCATAATACCTTTTCTTGGTGTAAAATCACTTGGATCATACACTAATGGTGTCATGATTAATGGTACGTAAGGAGCATATACTGCACCCGTTTCTAGGAAGTTACTACCACGATAACCCAACAGAATTGTATTCTCATCCATATATGGATTCTTGTAAACTTGGAATCTGTTTGCAAGTGAACCTATCTGCTGAACGCCCATCGCGAATGTATTCTTAGTTCCATCAGTATCAGTCATGTAGCCTGGAATGGATTCAAGCACTGTCGCTACTTGAGGACCACAAACAACAAAGTTTGCACCACCACGTAGGGTCAATTTATGAATCTCATTAGAGACTTTTTGGATTTTAGCAACTAATGTCTGGAACCACTCAAAACGTGTACCATAAAAAGTTGTGTTAGTAAATCCACCAACACCATTGTAATCATTACCAGCTCTTAGTGACCAGTAATCAATGGTTTGGGCATCACTGATAAGCATGTCCATGACCTCTAGGTCAATTTCCATACTCACATACTCTGTTAACATTGATGTCAACTCAGCTTCTGCATCAACTGAATGATATGCATTTAAGTCTTGAGCTAACTCAGGTGTCCATACAGCTTTTAACTTACGAGTTTTCGCAACAATCGCTCTGGACTTCAACTCAATGTCTACTTGAGGTATGTCTAGTGAATTAGAAGTAGCGTCACCGATGCGATCTTCAAAATCACCTCTGCTAGCTTCTGTGTTTAGTTTTGGATATTGTATTTCTAAGCCACTACCTTCTCCAGTAACATCGCCTGCAACTGATGCAGATACAACAAATGTTAAGGATCCAGCTTCGCCTTCATCACCACTAACCGATGTAAGTTCTGGAAAGAATCTATTAATAGCCTTTGCAGGACCTATGCTTGCACCGTGTGGTCTTTCTGCTGATTGTCCACCTGAGATAAAGTTGGCAGCTCTAATAGCTAACTTATCAATATCTGTTGCGG